TTCCTTCCCATGCATTGCTCGCCCTCTCCCTTACTCCATTCCATAAATTTACAAAAAAGTCATTTACAGGCTTTATAGTCTTTTCATATATCCATGTTGATACATTTATGTATATACTCTTTACTCCTTCCCATGCATTACTTGCCTTCTCCCTCACTCCATTCCATAAATTTACAAAAAAATCATTTACAGGCTTTATAGTCTTTTCATATATCCATGTTACTACATTTATAAATATACTCTTTATTCCTTCCCATGTAGCTGAGCAAACTGCTGTTATTTTATCCCATAGCCCAATCCAGAAATTTCTAAATCCTTCACACTTATTCCATAATCCTATAAATGCTGCAACCAAACCTGCAATTAATGCTACTATTAATACAATAGGATTTGCTAACATGGTAGTATTTAAAAATTGAATTGCTTTGCCTACTCCATTTATTAATCCTTGAATAGAAAGAGCTGTAGCCAACACTCCAAAAGCTGTCGCTAAACCCATAACAATAGGTATAACTGTTGGCAAATTATTTAATATCCATTCACATAAACCCTTTACAACTGGCTCTATCTTTTCTACAATAGGCGCCAAAAGTTCCGTTTTTAATACACGACCCAACTCCTTTAGCGAAGTTCCTATATCATCATATCTAACAGCCTTAATCCCCTCCATTGTTCCTTTAGTATCTTTAAACTTATCTCCTACAGTAGTCAATGACCTTACAACCTTTAAATTTGCATCTTCCCCCATTGTTCCAAAAGCTGTAGCAGACATATTTAATGCCTCTTGCTCATTTGTACAATTATTAATGTCATTCACTATAGAATCAATAACATCTTTCATTGTACCTTTGCCTTTTTTCCAATCATCAAAAGCCTTTTTAGTTCCATTACTAAACAAATTTATATTTCTTTCAATAGTTCCATCACCTAATCTATTCTTTACCTCATTAATGCTATCATTTACTTTATCTAAATTAAATGCTCCACCTTGTGTACCATTTAACAATATTTGAAAATATTCATCTGCTTTATATCCTGCCTGTTGAAAATTCCCACCATATTCAGCTATATTATTTCCTAACTCACTTGTATAATCTAAGCCCAACTGGCTTCCCTTAGCAAATAAATCAAAGGCCGTATTTACATCAATTCCAAAATGTCTCATCAAATTAGTAACACCACGAATAGTCTCATTAAAATCTGAACCAAATGTATCTTCTAATGCCATAGCATTTTGCGTTAGCTCTTTTATTTTACTCGAATCCGTCTCTCCTGTAACCTGTTTTATATAAGCCATTTTGTTTCCAATATCATTTAGACTTTCTCCATAAGCATTATTATATAAATCCTTCATCTCCATTTTAAACTCTTGCATCTCTTCAATACTTGCACCAGTAGAAGCTTGAAATGCATTATATGATGTAATAGATTCCTCCGCAAAATCCTTTAATGCTTTTCCAACTGCTCTAATTCCATCTGCTATTAAAGAAGCTAATGCTCCTTTCATAACTGTAAAACCATTTATTGCTGTATCTGTATCAATTTCTAAACTTCTATCTAACTCATCTGCCGCCTTAGCACTATCCTTTAACTTTAATTTATTATCATTTAACTCACTTGATAACTTTCTTATCCTTTCTGCCAACTCCTTTGCAGCACTTGAATTTTTATCTTGTTCTATCAAAATATTTCTATACTTAGCCTTTAAATCATTAAGCTCTTTTTTTTGTTGCTCTATTTCCTTTGTTAATTTTTCTGTAGATGTTATAGTCTTATTTTCTTGGTCTTGCATTTCTTTTAATGCTATCTGATAATTTTTAATTTCCTTTTCAGTTTTATTTATTGCTCCTTGTTGATTTAAAATTGTTATTTTTAAATCATCAGAAACCTTTTTATTTACTACTTGTTCCTTTTCCACTTCATTTAAAGCTTTTTGATATTTTCTATATTCTTCCGATGTTTTTGATATTCCTTGGTTTGCAAGCTGTACAAGCTTAACTTTTAATTCATCAGCTCTTTTCCCATTTTCTTTATAAGCATTATCAACTTTTTGTTGTTGCTCTTTGTAATTTTCTAACTTACTCTTCTCTTCATTTAATACTGAATTTAACTCTTTTAATTTTGCAGTTACCATATCACTCGACTTAGACCAGTCATCCATCCCCATACTTGCTGCTCTAAACTCCGCCTTTGCCAACCTTATATTTTTATTCGCTTCACTTATTCCCTTCTTTAAATCTGATATATCAAGTTTATACCTAGTAGTAATATCCTCACCTTTTGACATATTTTCACCCCTTTTCAAACAGAAAAAACACCAGATTTTTTAATCTGATGTCCTTTTATTAACTTCAATATTTAATTTCTTACAGGCACATAACATCTCGTTTTTCCATTTATCTTTTTGCAATAAGTGCTATTTTCACTTCTTTTTAAATTCCTATTTAATCTTCTTACCAATAAAAACACATCAGCATACCTTTGTCTTCTAATATCAAATGGACTTAAATTTGGAAATACTTCACATATACTAACTTGCAAATCAAAAAATACCTCATAAAGGGAAGCACTTTTGCTTCCCTTTGCTAGTTTTTTGCATCTATACCTCTATTTGTTTCAATAATACTATATTTAACAATATCTACCATCACTTTTGCAATCTCTTTTACTTTTGTATTTTTTAGTTCTTCCTCTGTTATTTCATCAAAAATATCCTTTAACAGTGTTTTTATTGTTCCCATACCTTTTGGAATTGCTTTACCTACTAACATAATAATTTCTTTATCTGTTACTTCTTTTAATTCATCTATTTTTATTAACTCCAAAAAATCTTCAACAGTTCCAAACATTAAATCATATGTATCATTTATATATGTTTTTTCAATTTGTTTCTTATTATAAATATTTAATTTTAATTCCATAGTTTTTTCTCCTTTACTATTTAAGCTTTTGCCTGTAATAAATCTGGAGTTGTTACTTTACTAAAAAATGTAGATAAATCTGCTTGTCCATCATCATCTACACTCAAATATTTACAATTTCCAAATCTATCAAACTTTGTTGACGTATGTATACTTGTATATGTATATTCCATATTTGTTGCATCTGTTCCACCATTTTGTGTACTATGTGATTTTCCTCCTCCTGAAAATTTGCCTTTATATATCCAATTATACTCATCCTCTCCATTTATTTTATTTGCTATAAATCCTAGTGCAAAATACTTTTTCTTCTTCTTTGTTCCAATTAATGCTCCTGTTATCTCATCATATGACACACCTTCAATTAATGCCCTTGTCTTTTTTGAAGGTACTGATACTACTAATGTATAAGTATCATCTCCTTCACTATCAATTACTATTGCTGACATATTATCATAATAATGTGTTTCTGTTGCTTCGTTTATTTCTCCTGACACTTGCTGAACTCCTGAAAGCGGCTGTACTTCTCCATATGTTTCCTTTATACTTCCATCTTCTTGTATTTCTTCTTTAAGCTCTGCTATCACTAATTTTTCAATACCTAAATATTCTTCAAATTTTAATGACATTTTTATACCTCCTATTTTTTACCAGTAAAACTGGCTCTATTCTATTTTTTGAATCTTTATTCCTCTTCCTGTATGACTTGGTTCATCACTTGCTACATCATATCCTTTTCCATTTACAATAAATCCTACTTCATTTAATTTCTTTTTTGCTTCTATTAACAAAATATTCACTCTTTCTGGGTCAATTGAATAAACATTTAAGTCAAAATCCCAAACATAATTATTAGCTTTATTATCATAATGTGAACTTTCATCTATTGCATTATTCCAAAATGTAAAAAAAGTTTCTGGATACTCTTCATCTTCACTTAATGAACCTTGTTGCATAACAGGTAATTCAAATTGTTCTAATGTCTTAATTAATAAATCTTTCATATTATCCTTTTAGTCTCCTTATTTCCTCATAAAATGTATCTTCTTGAATTTTTTTAACCTCATCAATTGTTTTCTTTCCCCAAAATGCATTATACATTTTTTGATTTTTCATGTATCTTGGTGTTCCATAAATCATAAATATAGACGCAAGTCCTCCATTACTAATACTAAATCCTGTTTTTATACTTGCTATAGTTCCTTTCCATTCAACTTTTGCTTCTTTATAAAGTGATTTTGATGTATCTCCTTTTGAGAATTTTCCTTTTGCTGGCAAATTCGATTTTTTAACTGATTCTTCTGCTTTTCTCGTTACAACTTTGTGACATTCTTTTAGTGCTCTTTCTGATGTCTCCTTTACATCACCTTCTAAATTTGTTAGTCTCTTTATAACCTCATCAAATCCCT